TTACTCTCCGTACGGATGTACACTATCTGTCTCTGCATCATATACAGCCAGGTACCCAGTATTGTCATAATCCGTAGCATACAGATCAACCGTATTGATCTTGGTCTGGGTGTTGTAACCGTACTTGAGTTTTCCAGACCAGGCGCTTCGGTACCATCCATAGCTGGATATTTCTTCCTTCCATCCAGTTATCTGTACATAAAAGCACTCACCGTTATCTGTCGTGAAATTGATCTGGTGGTCTTTATAGGTGCATGCATTGGCCTGGAGTGTACCGTTCTTATTTATATTCCACATGTCGTCAACTTCAGGAATTCCAACATTGACCAGGATTTCTGCAATCGCATCTGCCTGTTCTGCAGAATAGCCAATACCAATAAGCCCATCTACTAATGACGAATTTGTCTCCGTTTCAGCGGCAGGTTCAGTCGTATCAGCCTGAGTATTATCGGCTTCAGTCTGCTGCTCACTGCTTGTCTGGTCTTCTGAATTATCAGAGCCTTCATTTTCTGCCACAGATGCAGGTGCAGCCTCAAGGTCCAACACATCATATTCGATTACCCAGGAACCGAGTTTTTCTTCTGTTGAATAGATAGCGACGGTAAGCGTATCGCCTTCTTTGGCCTCCTTTGCATCCTCACCTACAAAGTTTAAATGCTCACCGGCCCAGAGATCATAGCCCAGAGAACTGTCCGGATGGACCTCGTTTACTTTAAAGGATACAACTTTGCCAAGTACATCTTCACCGTTATTAAGAGCTGTTTCAAAAGCCTCAGCACTTTCATAATCGATCGAATATCCATCTGACTTCATACTCGCGAGCTGCGCCTGATAGTCGTCTCCGCTAACAGATTTATTTGATCCGCATCCCGCCAGTGCCATACATAACATAACGGAAAGCGTCAGCATAAAAATTGTTCTCTTCTTCATAGCCAATGCCTCCACAACATATTTTTATAATCTGAACATATCCAGGATTTCACCTACGAGTTTATCGGTTCGGGCCTTAATAAGATCGACCGTCCATTTATCCTTATCAACCAGGTCTACATTCAGGTTGAGCCCGTTCAGATAACCAATCGGATTGCCATTATTATCCTTACGCTCCTTCTTCTCTTTGAAGGACTTATTGCTAAGCGAGCTGTTGTAACCAGTGATCGTAAGATTTCCAAATGTGTGAGCATACTCCTCAAGGTACTCCTCGGCCTTAGCACGGTCGCCGTCTGCAATCATGTCCACCCAAGTGTCTGGGATATTCTTTCCTTCAGGGAAGATATGCTCGATGGTCCAGATGTACTGGTTGCTTCCATTCTTCTCCCACAGGTTTTTCTGGCTTTCTGCTGTCATGCCCTTCTTGGCCATCATGCAGAGAATAAACCTTGTGGCGCCAGTGTTTTCCTTATAAACAGGTCCGCGCAGCTTCTCCTCAAAGACAGTATCATCAGAAGAAACATCGACTAACTTTTCGTAGAGTTTTGTATAGATATCCTCGCTGGTATAATTCTGTTTTTCCAGTTCCTCAATAAAGACCATGAAGAGTCTCGTGATATCTCGCGTCGGAGGAACATCGGTAAGATTACGTCTGACAAAGAAAGTGATCAGGAACCGGATCGTCTTTACATACAGCTCCTCATCCATTCCGAGCGCGTCTTTTTTCTTTTCGAGATACAAAAGGAACAGGTATGAAGGCACACCTCCGACACGCTGCAGATCCAGATATGCCTCCTTCACGGCCGGTGTAAGGTCCTCAGTATTCTGAAGGATGATCTTTGAATAAATCTGTGCATTCTCGTGTATCTGATCCAGGAACTCTGCCGGGTCCTTCGTAACTACCTTCTCGTAAATATCCAGCATCGTGGACCTTGTTGCTATTGTTCCGAGCGGATACAGCCTGTCGTCACCAGGTACGACAAACGGAGCATTCATGTCTTTTCGGAAAGCGTTATAGTTCTGCCTGAAAAACCTCTCACGGGCTCCATCGTCATCACCCAGGGCATCCATGACCTCAGTCCAGCGGCCAAAGTAATAATCTAAGTTTTCACTGTCTGTCACATCCAATCTGGCCAGAAGTAAGTTCTTAATAAGGTCGAGGGATGTAAGTGGCGTACCACGATCATTCAGTGACTCAAATAATGTATATGCATCGGAGTGGTTTGAAACCTCGATCATGACCAGAATAGCCGTGTTGACCTTTTCCAGAATTTCAAACATGGTGCCCACCTTGTTATCGGAGGCATCGATTTCACGATCGATTCTTCTCTTGAAATAGTTATAGCCTTGGAAGATTCTACGGTTGCCGGCAAACTTAGGTGTCTTGTGCGGAGAAATGATCTTCTTGTCCGCAAGCAGGCCGAGATAATCTTCCAAGTTCTTATGCTGGACCTGCGGTACGATACGAATTTCTGACTGCGTCTTCTTTACGACGAGCTTTCTCTTCAACTGAAGAATATCGGACTGCTGGTCTTCATCCAAGTCATCCTTATGAGCATTCAATGTAACGTAAAGAGCCGTTAACAAAAGACTGAGCGTAGTTAATCGCTGCTGTCCATCAACAACCTCAAACTTCGGATTATTCAGCGTATCCTGAGTAGTATTGATACAAATAATAGAGCCAAGGAAGTATCCAGCACCATTTTCCATCAGGTCATTGAACAGTTCTTCCCACTGTTTAGTGCCCCAGATATATTCACGCTGATACTTCGGTATCTCATAAATCGTCTTAGACTCCGGATCAAGAATCTGCGAAATTGGATATTTGTTTACGTTGATGTTATTTATATTCATATCATCTACTCCGTTTCTTTGTATATTTTGGAGCCGTCCGGCAGCACAAAGCCCAAATCAAACTCTACGCCAACGGCCTCAGCGATCTGCTTCAGCTCGTTAACTGAGAGAGTATCACGCTTCAGTTTCTTGTTCAGATTCTGAGGAGACTGCCCGAGCCTACGGCTAAGCTCGGCCAGTGAAATATGCTGTTGTTTACACAGTTCTCTAACAAGGTCTGAGGTTTTCATTCTGTACATGCCTCCAAATATATATTATAAAACCCTCAGGTTGATATTTCCAATATATTTATGTGACGTTGCCATGAACAAAAAAGACCTCCGGAGCGCTCATCCCGTCGCCCGGAGGCAGTCTTGTTATATTCACTTTTTGATTTTAATCTTGATCCCTGCTTTAAATTCAACATCATAGTATTCGTCGTAGACCGTTATCTTTTCGATGTATTTGCGAACTATCTGCTCGTCGTACTCGGTGATCTCCTGCGGCATTTGGGAAAGGAATGTCTTCAGTTCATCAATCCGGAGCTTTCGGCCTTCCGTCTCAGCCTTTTCTGTCAGCACCTTTTGCTTACGGTCTCGCAGGGCTTCAATGGCATCAGCAATGTCATCATAGGGCTGTTTGGCCCGCGTCGCTTTCAGTAGTGCTTCCTGCTGCACCGCAAGTTCATTAGCAATGTCTATCATCTCTTTTTCTGTTTCGCTGTTGATCACTTCATCCAGGTTTTCCTGCAGAGTTTTCAGCATTGGCTCAGAGCACTGCACAGCCTGATTAATAGCTCGGACCGTAACCATCTGCAGATCATCTTCCTGAATCGTCTCCGCGTCGCATGCCTCCGGCCCGTGCTCTACCCTGGTGCAGCAGCGCCAGACGATGGAGTGCTTGCCTCGATTGTTCCAGGCAATTCTGCGATAAATCTCACCGCATTTGGAGCAGTAGACCATGCTGGATAAAGCGTACTTGCTGCTATAGACTCGCTTCTTCCGATTGGCACCGCTGTGCAGGTTGGCCCTGCGAATCATCTCTTCCTGGGCCCGCATGAAGATGTCCTTGGGAATAATGGCTTCATGGCAGTTTTCAACGTAGTACTGCGGCACGATTCCATCATTTTTCACTCTGGTCTTTTCAATGAAGTCCGTCGTGTAGGTTTTCTGAAGAAGCGCGTCACCCATGTACTTTTCATTCCGGAGCATCTTTTTGATCGTCTCCGGTCGCCACTTCTGTTTGCCAGCGCCGGTCAAAATCCCATCCGCCTCAAGGCCGAGGCCTATGTCCTTAAGACTGGAACCTTCAAGATACTCCCGGAAGATACGCTTAACAATCTCCGCTTCTTTCTTATCAATGACAAGTTTTCCGTCCTTATCCTTTGTGTATCCCAAGAAACGATTGTGGTTTATCTGAACCTTTCCGCTCTGGTATCTAAACTGCAATCCGAGCTTAACGTTCTGAGAAAGTGACTGTGATTCTTGCTGGGCCAGGGAGGCCATAATCGTTAGCAGCACCTCGCCTTTAGAATCCATCGAGTTTATGTTTTCTTTTTCGAAGAAAACCGGAATGTTCTTATCTCTAAGCTGGCGGATGTACTTCAGGCAGTCTAACGTGTTACGGGCAAATCGTGAAATCGACTTTGTGATGATCATGTCTATATTCCCGGCCATGCACTCGTCAATCATCCTGTTGAATTCATCACGCTTTTTTACATTGGTCCCGGTAATGCCATCATCAGCAAAGATGCCGGCAAAAGTCCAATCCGGGTGTTTTTGAATGAATTCAGTGTAATGATTGACCTGAGCATCGTAGCTGGTTTCCTGCTCCTCCGTATCCGTACTTACTCGGCAGTAAGCTGCCACCCTTAGCTTAGGTTGTGTCTCTTGCTTTTTTACCGTGTTTCCGATCCGTTTTCTGGCCGGAATGACGGTTATGTTACTCTCCATCCGCTACCTCCATTTCAATCAAGCTGTATGCGTACTCCGCCTGCTTGTATGGGTCCTTAAATTTCTGTGGAACCTTGGCAAGCTTAAAGCTGACCATCTTTTTCTCTTGTGGCTCCGGAGCTTGTGAATAGTCATGAATCCGGCCCAGGCTCTTAGCCCTTTTAAAGCGGATCAGCTGTGTCTCTTCGAATGTATCCCGGTCAATAATCGCCGGGTAGTAATCGTCACCCAGGTAATGCGTGTTCTTTAACATCCTACCAATACTTGAGTGATAACCGGAAAGACCTGCCTCATCCGCAGCATCCTTCAGGGCAAGGCCGCTGTTGTATGCTTCAAACAGGGCCCTAATCTTTGCTGCTTCGGCTTCATCAATGACCGCTGCTCCGTTTTCGATTTTGTATCCGATGGGAATCCTTCTCATTCTCTCACCAGCCTTTCTGTTAAATTCAGGCCGCACTTCAATCGGAAAATGATCTCGTCGCGCGACTGGACCAGGATGTCATTTACAAAATCCAAGAAGGCCTCGTCGTTAAATTCTGTAAACGATTCTTCTTTTCCGAGGAAGCGTAGAAGCTTCTGCACTTCCTCCGCATGGATAAGCGATCCGTTTATGTTTTGTGAAAGTGTTGTTTTTTCTGTCTGCAAACGTTCAATCTCCATCTGCAGCTCGTTCTTTTCTTTTACATAAACTGCTGACTCCAAATATCCGCTTGTCATCAGCCCTGTCACAACCTGCAGCTGTTCATTTGCCTTTTCGATCTGTTCCTCCAAAGCGCCGACCCGACGAAGTCTTTCGTTGTCATTGACTCCTCGAAGAGTATCCATAAATGGTTTAAGGATCTGTTTGCGCGAAATGTTCAGCTTGTTCATCATGTTGATGAAGGCCGCTTCGATCTCGGCCTGGGTGATGTAGAGCATCCCGCAGGCATTCTTGTCTTCCAGGTGCTTACCGCAGGTCCAAGCAATGTAAGCGCCGGAAGGCTTGTAGTGGTTCCTGCGTTTAAATGTGCTGCCGCAGTTCCCACACTTTATCTTTCCGGAAAATGTATATCGCTTTTGGTATTTGCCGGTCCCTCCTGTGTTGTTTTTTTCCTTGCCTCGCTGTGCAAGGACCTGTGCGGTCCGTTCGAAATCCTCATGGCTGATGATCGCCTCATGGTGATTCTTTACAAGGACCTGATCAAGCTCTCCGTAATTAACATGTCGTGTGAAGCTGCTGTCCGTGTAGGTTTTCTGATAAATCACATCGCCCGTGTACTTTTCGTTTGTCAGGATGCCGTTTATCGTTGAAGCCGTCCAGTTACCGTTCTTCTTGGACGGGACCCCTTTTTCATTCAGCTTCTTTGCAATCCGGTAGGTTCCTTCCCCAGCAAGCGATGCTGCGAAGATCTCTTTTACAACCTTTGCCTCCTCCGGAACAATCACCATCTTGCCGTTCTCGTTTTTATAGCCATATGGCGGGTAGCCAATGATGAAGCTGCCATTTCTGAATCGACGCTGTATGCTCCATTTTTCGTTATCAGAAATGGATACCGACTCACTTTCGGCAAGGCTTGATAAGATCGTAAGCATGAGCTCACTTTCCATGCTGCCGGTGTTCAAGTCTTCCTTCTCGAAATAAATGTAAATTCCAAGTGCCAGGAGCTTTCGAACAATCTCCAGGCAGTCGGTTGTGTTACGGGCCAGCCTCGAAATGGATTTTGTAATTACCAGATCGATCTTACCCTTCTCGCAATCCTCGATCATCTTAAGAAGGCTATCTCGTTTTTCTTTCTTGGTACCGGTGATACCCTCATCGTAATAAAGGCCAGCATAATCCCATTCCGGATTCTGCTTGATGTAGGTTTCGTAGTGGTCCTTCTGAGTGGTGAGGCTGACGAGCTGATCATCGTTATCCGTCGATACTCTGGCATAGGCCGCTACGCGCGTTTTCTTTTTAAGTCCAGGTGCCTGTCGGCCCTCGATTTTTGTTATCCTTGGCATCAACTCACCTCCTTCCAAGGTAGTGACATATTCGCTCTGAAGCAGACACATAGCAAGTTATTTAGGACATTAATTCCGCCATATACGGAGAGAATTTTTCCCTGTTTTTAGCGAATATTTTGTCGAATTCACACTGTGCGATCAGGCCACTATCAAGAAGCGCCTGCGTCATTTTCTGGGCCATCATATAATCGAAATCCTTCTGCATGGCCTCAGCCGTCATTCTCCTTGCCGAAACTGACGGTAGGGAAGAAGAGGTTATCTGTTTAACCTGGGGATTTTCGTTTGTCATCAATATCGCCTCCTTACGTTGAGCACTTTCCTCTAACTTCCTAAGGAGGTTTCGTGGACAATTTTCCGACCCCACTATGATTTTTTTCAAAAAAAAATGATGGGCCCGCAGGATTTCTCCCACGAGCCCATAGCTCTTTCCTTACTTCACGCGGATCTTCCAACCGGTGATGATAAGATTTATGTTTTTTATCAGCGAGCTGTTCAGCTGCTGAATGGCCGAGACAGTCGTTCCATACTTCCGAGCAATGCCGTAAAGCGTATCGCCGGACCGTACCGTGTAATAAACAGCCTCATTCTTTTTCAAAAGCTCATTCACCCTGGCCTGTACTGCAAAGTAATCATATCCCGCGTCGGTCAGAGCCTTCTTGCGGTCTACTCCGTTGCCCCATTTACCGTCGATCACTTCTTTGGCCAGCTCATCGATTGTCTTTGAAGGTGCAGGCTTCGGAGCCGGTATGGTCTCCTGCGACGCGGAATATTTCGGAATTCCGTATCCGCGGATATATTGTCCATTCACCTGGATCTTTCTACGCTTTACGGAATTGCTGCAGTTGCCTTCGATCACGGTGATGGTATTCTTAGTAACCTTCTCGACAATTCCAACATGATCGGGCCAGCCCGTGTTATCTCCGGAACCGGAATCCTGCCAGTCGTAGAAAATGACATCACCGGGAGAAGGAATATAGGCGTCGTTTTCGATCCACTCGCAGAGCTTCTGGAAAAGCTGGATCATCTGGCCGCAGCCGCACTCGGTCGGGAGGATGTTCGTCACGCCGCACTTGATGGCAACAGCGGAAACGAAGGTGGCACACCATGCGTCAGTATATTTGACAGCATATCCTCTGGCGAGGGGCTTGTGGCTGTTATACACGTCGATGATCTCCTTATGACTGCCGTCCGATTCTTTCTTGCCGATCCAGGCCTGGGCCTGAGCGACCACCTGATCGCGCTGCCCAGATGTGGCTGGTGCTGGAGTGGCCTTCTTGAAACCATTAAATCCACCGTTCTTAATGATTGTCGGGAAGTCCTGGTAGGCCAGATCCATATCCACGTTCCCAGAAATACCGGAGATGGACCCCTTCGAAGAATACTGCCAGATACCATAATTACCCGTGTAGGTACACTTATCAGCATACTGCGCTACCCAGTGTGAATACGCTGTAAGTTTCGAATCATCCATACGTTCCTTAAAACCGGAGTATGTGGACCCGTAAACACCGACGTAATATCCTGCGGCCTCCATCGTTTCGCAGAATTCAATCGTAGCCTCCGTGATACCCGCTTTGGCCGAAGCTGGCTGTGCCTCGTTATCCATGTAAACCGGATACTCCAGCTGCTTGCCCTTCAAGATCTGAATGAAACGCTCCGCATCAGCTTTGCCGGCCGCTGCTGTCACACAGTCCTTACCGACAAAATAATAAGCGCCGACCGGAATACCTGCGGCCTTGGCGCCTTTATAGTTCGCTTCCCACTTGCTGTCCGTATAAAAACCAGCATCAGAGCCACCCGCTTTGATGATGGCAAACTGAATGCCTGCTGCCTTTACCTTTGTCCAGTCTATCGTGCCCTGCCAATGGGACACATCGATTCCTTTTATTGCCATGTTACTTTTCCTCCTTATTATCACGATCATGCAGTTGCTCAAGGACGTCCTTCAGCTTATCCGGTACCGGAAGGCCAAGATGGACGCTGTTCTCCACAAGGGAGAGACCTTCGTTTGAAATGTAGAAAAAGATGATTGCTGTTCTAAGCACTCCGGCATGATCAAGCACATAGATGTCGAGTGCATTTGCGATACCGACCAGAATAAAAATCAGGACCTTGCGGCAGATTCCTTTGAAGCCGACCGAAGAACTGAGCTTCTTGTCACTGGCCGCGCACATCACACCTGTGATGTAGTCGCAAACGACAAAGATAATCAGCGCAATCATCAGGCCGTCACAGCCTCCGAGAAACCAGCCAAGCCAGCCTCCGATCGCCGTGAATATGAGTTGAATAGTGTTCCAGAATTCTTTCATGATGTGATTCCTCCTTTTTGTGCATGAAAAAAGCGGCTTCCCGGTGTTCTGGAAAGTCGCCTGGTTAAAATAAGCTCTACGCTTACACCTCTGTGAGCGTATACGTTATTTTCATGGTTTTGTCCGCCGTCTTGATGACCGGTGAAGACAGGTTGTTGATTGTCGCCAGGTATGGCGTATAAAGGTAAAGCTCTTTCACAAGATAATAATTGCTGTAGGAGCCGTACCACTCCTGATAGGCAAATGTCTTATACCGAGTCATGTGTTTTTTGCCCCATCGGTTATAATCCTGCTTTACCTGGTATCCGACATATAACTTCGGCTCTCCATTTAAGAAATACCAGCCGTTAATCACCACATCATCATCGATTATGAAGGTGTACTGATATGAGCTGTTATAGGTTATGTTCGTTACCACTTCGAGATTGGCCACGCTCGTTGTATCAAGCCTGTAAACTGTCGTGCCTATAGCGAACATCAGCCACTTTCCGCTCATACCGATATTACTGACAGTACTGGTACCTTCCGGGATCGCTACCTTTTGAGAAGTGCACTTATCGCCGGAAATTTTATCCAGGTACCATTCATAGCTTGTATGAACATATCGGTAACTCTCATATGTCTGTGTCTGTTTTCTGGAAAGGCCATACCAATTCTCATCGGCCGCATGGTAAAGGTATGTAAAAACACTGTCGCTATTGCTGTAAGGCTCGTCAGTATCATCCTTTGATCCACCGACGTAATGTATCCAGTACGGATAGTGGTTCAGCTCCACTGTCGTTTCTTCATCCGCCTCAGTGCAGACTTTTCCATACGGCCGCTGCATTAGCCTTGCATGAAGGTAATCTTCTGAAACCTTCCGAAGCAAAGCGGATGTGGAATTATAACGGGTTATACATTCCAGCCTATAACCATCGCCCATATAAGTTCTCTGATTATCCTGGTAGCTGTTTGTGTCTCCTGTAATATTACTCGCCACCGTATCGCTCTTGATCCGCACAAAATAGTCACTGGCTTCCTGGACGCCTTTTCCAGCCAGAACATTAGTAAGACAAACCGCTGCGATCGTGCCATTGCCCTGAGACGTAGCAAAATCCCAGACGTATTTGAAACCGCCATCAACCGCTTTACTTTCTGTTAGGTTCCTGGAGCCCCTCTTCGTGTCCGTCGTGTCATTGGCATCGTCGGAAGCATATCCAATGAGTGGATTATCCAGAGGTGCATAGATATTTGCTGCATCCTCTTCAATCTCATTTTGATACAGAAGTACGCCTCCGGTCAGATTTTTATAAATTGGCAGGAGCCAGTTCTCACCATTGGCATTATTGAAATTCGTGTTGTTATACATAGCTCCCTGGATATTGACGCCAAGGACATCTGCTACGGCCTCAGTTACCAAGTTTTCATCAACATGAACTTCCTTCTCTCCGGTATGAACATCCGTGAGCTCTATTACTGTTTTTCCTTTTAACATGATCATTCCTCCGTATTGAGATAGTCGGTCGTGATGGTCTTCACATAACCTTCCGCCCCGCTGATAACAATTCTGTATTTCAGCTGTCCTGTGATCGCCTTCTGCGACCAGGCATCAGTGCTGATTGCCTCAATGGCTGTCTTCGTCATGCCGGACTGCTCTTCTGATAGCTGGGCCCAGGTGTTATTGACGTAGGCCCACCACGTTTCACCAGCATCAAAGGAAACCGCGAATAAGGCTGCATCATCGGCATCTACGGTCACTTTTTCAATTCCGCTGATTGTGGCATCGGACATATCGATGTTTTCCGAGTAGATGGTCTGCGGCTTGGGTACTCCCGTGTAGGATGCTGTAAACGGAGGAAATCGATTCTCTGAATTGTGCCAATAAAGGATTGTCGGGTCCGTCAATGTCAAAAGCAAGCTCCCATCTGGAATATCCTGCACACCATAGGTTTCAAAAACCTCTGCAGTAAGTTCAGTCTCGGCGAGCTTCAGCAGAGCATTTTCTTCCACGGTATAAATGGCCCCGGCTGCATCTGAGATCAGATATCTCCGATTGTACGGATCCAGCAGCAACGGCAGATCTGTTGAAAGCACAAATGCCGTCCCGGTCTCATCCTGATGTAGGAAGGAAACCGTCTCTCCAGCAACAGGTGTGAAGGCGATATTTCCGGAACCGGTCACGAGGACGCATTCTCCAAGATAGGAGGTGTTCGTCGGCACGGATTCAAAAGAAAGGACAATATCACCAGTATCCAGAAGCAGCAAATTCCAGACCAGCTTCACATCGTCCGTTTTCAGGTTGTACTGCGAATAGCCCTCCCAACGGACACGCATAAACTTGTAGTAGTTGTAGAGCGTGCCTTCCTCCCGTCGAATTGTCCAGCTCATGGCATCGCGCCGGTGAACTTTGATCTGCTCCGCGTTCGTGCCGATGCCCATCCACGAGTTTCCGTTTGCGTAGATGTTCTCCGCGGTCACAGAGTTATATAAAAACCAGCTGACACCGGGAACCGTGTCCGTGCCGCTGTCATTGCCGGAGTTGTTCCGGATAAAGGTCATGTTGTCCGTGCCAGACAGCACTTCTTTGATGGAAAAATAATCAGCCACTTTGTACCTCCAATCCTGTGAGAGTCTCAAACTCAGTAAGCCTCAGGTTGTATGCCGCCAGACTTCCACGATCAATCTCCTCAGTACTTCCTTCAATTGTGAAAGCAGTCGTCTGTCTTAACCCAATGCTGTCATCTAACATTTCCGTATATGTCGTCTGCGATAGCTTCTTGGCCGGAAGCAGGTACCCATTCACAAACGGCTCCGACTCAAACGGATGAATGACAAGTCCTGTCAAGGACTTGAAGTTTGCTGTTGATATCGTAAGAGAATCCATCCGGCCGCGATTCAGATTACGCTCTGCTCCACCGCTTATCTCATATGATTTCTGCAATTCAAACTGCTCATCGTCTGCCACATAAATCCGGCTATATGTCATCTTGTTCTTATCGCTTACTTCGATCACATCATGAACAATCGGAGCGAACACACGTAAGTTATCCGAAAGTTCATAAAATGGCATCCCAGTAAATAGCAGCGTGGGCATCTGATCGGAAACACCAGTCTCATCCGGTGTATAAAATGCCGTCTCTACTTCTCCGGAAAGAGCCAAATGCTGCATACCGGTCAAAAGGAATGCTACAAGCTCATCGCTTACAGTGATTCTGCCATCCCATCTATCCTGTGCTCCAAGTCCCTGGCCCGTAATAGACGCAATGATGCACTGGGCATCAATCACGGCCGATCCAGGCGCCACAGAAATCCAAACTTCAAATGTATGCAGCATCTTCTCCTGCATATCAAGAAGCGGGTAAAACAAATTCAATATGTGCTGCCCACTATGCCAAGTCTCCTTCGGATGGAACTCGGCAATCTCTGCTCCGTCCTTCACATAGGTGACAGTGATAACAGATTGGCCGTCCTCATTCCAGGCCGCAGGTACCGATACTTTTGTTTCCAGATCCTGCTCAGAAACAATAACCGTGCCTTCTTCATCATCTATTTCCGGCAGATGAGAAGTTCCTGTTCCTTCCGATATAACTGAACGTTCCTCCTCTGGCGCCGATACATTTAAGAGAATCGCAGCCTTAAACTCGCAGTCGGTTTCTTCCTGGGTGGCATATTCGATCTGCACGATGAGCGTCTTTTCTTCACCCAGCGTATATGCCTGCGCATTGATGAAGGAATATGTCGCCATCTTTGTGGTCTCGACCGAATTTATAAGGCCCGTGATATCCTTATCGTTTTTACTTTTAGCTTCCGAAAGGCGCGGATTCTTACCGACGCATTTAAGGCTGCACTTTCCATTGATCTTTACCTGAATCGATGTAATCGCAGCCATCTGTGTTTCATCTGCCTGGCCACCAGTGAATGTAAGAATGTCGCCTGGGTCCAGCGCCGGATCACCGATCGTCTCGGAATCAAACGGCACATAGTTGATTACTGCGACCGTGTTCAGGATATTATTTAAAATCCGCTCCCTGGTCTCATCCAAGCCAAACTGCAACAGCGGATTGACTTCCAAATTCATCGTCAGACCGTCATCCGGGTCCAGTGCATAATATTCCGCAGTGTTAGTACGTCTGTTTGTGGAACTGATCGCTGTATACCTGGTCACGAAATCGGAAAAGCTGCTGGAGAAACGATGCGTATTGTTCACCGTGCAGACCGACACATTTCCATACTGCACCAGCTGCAGCTTTCCTTCACGATCGATCTGCGCAAAGCAGCCCAGGGCCTGTGAGAGATAATGCAAAAAGTCTCGCCAGGTCTCTATATCGTTATCTGGGTATATTCCAAGAAGCTCGGTTCCATTCGGCAGTGCTTCGATTTCTACCTGACTCTGGGCCAGCTCCACTCCACAAGTCGTCGACATGACTGACAGAAAATCATACGGATATCCGCTGGACTGCGCCTCGCTATATGCTTTTTCAAAATTAAGCATCGCGTCGTAGGCTTTAATTTCCAGGGTCTTTACACCACGGTTTGCCTCAGCCACATAAAAGATGCCCATCGGGACATCCTCTACAGTGCCGTCCGGCAGATTCATATGAAAGACCAGTGTGATCCTGGCATTCTCCAAAGAATAACGATCCACCTCTGAAAAAAGCGAAATGCCAAGCTCCGCAGCATATACGGACCCCAGCTCAATTTCAGAGGAGCCTGAACACTGCCGGCTGATATAACCGGAGCCCTTCACGATATCCTTATTTGTAAAAGCATATTCTTTGCCGACCACCGTTGTGATTGTTCCCGACCATGTAAAGGAGCGGCTATTGTCTTGTATCGCACTCTTATATGCATCTGAAACTGAATACATGAAACCGCTCCTTTCTGTTAATATTCCTTCAGATCAAAGCTGACCTTCCATAAGCCCTTCTGACTGGTGTCATGGGCCAGGGAGGTCTTAAAACCATCGATATACATTTCTCTCGCTTCCCGGACCATCGTTTCGGTATTAAAGAAGTCGACTACGAGCTTTGGCTTCTTTCTCATAAGCGATAGCTTCTTAAGCCAATCCGGAGAAACCTGAAAAGAGACAGAGATATTTGCCACTCCTGATCGCACGATATCCCGCTGTGTGGTCCCAGCTTCCGTTTCACCGGAGCTGTCTGCCTCCACATCAGAAAGGGAAAGATCATACGATATCGGAAGCGGTATCTCTGTCCCATCAATCCGTAAGTAATCTGTAAATGCCATCATCTACCTCCTGACCGCAGCGCCATCCGCTGCTGAGCTGTGACGATGGTTTCATCCAGAAGTGTGCCGCCAAGATATACCGGAATGGTGATATCTCCGCTTCCACCAGCCCCGGCAAGGGCCGTAACAATAGCGGATGTCTGTCCGGCCACGGCTTCCTGGATCATTGTGCGAAGGGAATCGACACCGACAATGGCTTCTGCGCCAGCTTCACCCGCTCCAAGAAGCGTGCCATTGCTCATGCCAAAAATCGTCGGGCTATCCAAGATCATGCCGTTACCCATTGCCTTCTTGTACCATTCCACAGAGAAATGCGGGATGGATGGCGGATTAAGTGAAAAGCTACCCGTAATAGAGAAATGCGGCAGCTTAATCTTCGGCAGTTCCCAGTTGAAATTGAAGATGCCCTTGAGCTTATCTACAATTCCGGATACAAAGCTCCAGATGCCGTTGAACACGCTGCTGAACACATCCTTAATGCCGTTCAGGATTCCGGAGATCGTGTTGTGGATTGCGTTGAAGGCTGTGGTAATGCCGGTCTGCATAGCATTCACCACGCCCATGACCACACTCTTGATGCCGTTCCAAACGGTGGTGAAAACTGTACGGATCGCATTGAAAACCGTGCTGGTAACCGTCTGGATGGTATTCCATGCCGTTGTAATAAATGTCTGAATCGCGCTGACCACTGTGGTTACGACTGTTTTTATTGCGTTCCAGATGGTAGTGACAACGACACTGATCGCCGTCAGAACGGTTGTAATGATTGTCTTATAAATTTCAAAATAGGTCGTCACGACGAGCTGGATCGCGGTAAAGATGGTTTCAAAGAACGTCTTGATTCCGTTCCAGATCGTAGAAATTACCGTCTGGATGGCCGTCATGACAGTTTCAACCGTGGTCTTGATCGTGTTCCATGCATTCGTCAGGAACGTGCCGATGGCTGTGACGACGGTTGTAAATACCGTCTGGATTGCCTGCCATGTAGCAACAAAGAAATCCTTGATTGCCGTGAACACGGTAATGACGGTCTGTTTGATGCCTTCCCAGAGGTCGATCCAGAACTGCCGGAAGCCGTCGCAGTTATTCCAAAGATAAATGAATGCCGCGACCAGCGCAGCGATTGCCGCAATAATCAGGATGATCGGGTTTGCCAGCATGACCGCGTTCAAGGCCCCAATTACCGGAGTAAGGGTACCGATGACGGAGGTGATGGTACCGACAGCCGAGATGACCTTGCCGATGACCACCAGAAGCGGCCCGATTGCAGCTGCAATCAGCGCAACCTTGATGATGACCTGCTGTACCGGTTCCGGAATGCCGCTCCAGATCTGCGAGAATGATTTCAGGGCATTGGAGATGTCCTTCAGCACCGGCGCAAGGACGGAAGCAAGGCTGTTTCCGATGTCGGCTCCGGTTTCCTTCAGGGAGTTCATGGTCATCTTGAACTGGTCAATCGGATCGAGCGTTTCATTGAAGGTGTTCTCGACGCTCCCGGAGAAGTTGCCGAGGGAACCGGACAGATTGTCAAGGTTCAGCTTTCCGGTTGCGCAGGCATTGTAGATTGCCGCGCCCGCCTTACTTCCGAAAAGGTCATAGGCAGCCTGCAGCTTCTCCGTTTCAGAGCCGTTGCCCTTCATGGTGGCGGAGAAACCGGCAATCGCCTGATCCAGCGTCTTGCCGTCCTTCGTCGCGTTCTTCATGGCGGTCTTTAAGCCCATCATGGCTGCCGAGGTATCAAGCCCTGACATCTCGACCATGCCCATGAAGCCTGCGGCCTGCTGTGAATTCAATCCCAGTTCCTTGAGCTGCACCGCGTTTGTCTGCAGGGCGGAGGCCAGCGTATCCATGTCGATGCCGGTTGCCTGTCCGGTCGCGTTCATGGCATCCAGCAGGTCGCCTGCATTCGAAGCATCCTGCCCGAAGGCATTCAGAACGCCGGAGACATTGTCCACAGAGGTGGAAACGTCCGTATTGTTCAGATCCGCAAACTTGATGAATTTCCCGGAGAGATCGTCCAGCGCCTGTCCGGTCAAGCCAAAACGTGTGTTGACTTCGCCGACAGCGGCACCGGCAGTCTCAAAGTCGGTCGGGATTTCCGTCGCAAGGTCTTTGACGGTCTGGTTCATGTCTTCCAGGCCTGCCCGGTCGCGCCGGTTTTCTGCTCGACGATATCAAGACCGGAATCCACCTCATTGAAAGCAGCCAAAGAAGCTGCACCGACCGCCACAATCGGAGCCGTCACGTGTGTGGTCAGTCCTTCGCCGACCTCAGATATTTTGCCGCCGACCTCCTGCATCTTGCTGCCAGCCTGTTTCAGGGTGGCGGAGACGCTGGTATCGGTTTTCTTGCATTGCTGCTCCAGACCTTTAAGTTCCTGCTCGGTGGCGATGATCTCACGCTGCCATGCATCGTACTGTTCCTGTGTGACGGAGCCGTTTTTCAGGCCCGCGTCCATCTGATCCTGCACGGATTTTAACTGCGTGAGTTTCTCTTTTGTCTCGCCGACTGCCTGTGACAGGAGTTTCTGTTTTTGCGAGAGCAGCTCGGAATTGGTAGGGTCGAGCTTTAACAGGCGGCCTACGTCCGTAAGCTGCGACTGTGTGTTTCGGATCTCCTTGTTGACGCCGGAGAGGGCTTTGGAAAGGCCGGTCGTATCGCCGCCGATTTCCACTGTGATTCCTTTGATTCTGTCAGCCATAAGGCGACCTCCTTCCTGAAAAAAAAGCAAGCAAAAGGCGCACCCTTGCGGATACGCCTCATGCATTAGTTTTGCTTATTGTAATTCTTTAGAATCCCGTCCTGCTGCTGTAGCTTACATCGCTTGTGACATCATTATATGTCGCACCAGGTGCATTATAGCCCTTCTTAACAAGGACAATCTGGATTCCTTCGAGCCTCGCGGATCTTCCGGCAGTTCCGCTCATCTCACCGTTCTTGGCCCACGAGAGCCAGCCGATATCCTGAACGTGCACCCTGTAATAGATGTCGTAATGCTCCGCAAGTTCTCCGGTCAGGTTGATCTTGATTGCCTCAAGCCTCTTGCCCTCACCCTGCGTACCTGAGAGATACCCGGATGTAACGGGATCCTGCCAGCCGTAATCCTGAACGTGAACCTGATATTGGACCCCGCCCTGATACTGATCACTATCTACGCAAAGCTCAATCGCTTCAAGCCTCTTGGCCTGTCCGACTGTACCTGAGACATCGCCGTCCGAAGTCCACTTATTCTCCCAGCCGAAGTCCTGGACATGCACCCTGTATCGCAGACTGATGAAACTACCATGTAATAAAGGCGTAATGCTGACCGTCAATTCTTCAATTCTCTTGGACTCGCCCGTGGTGCCTGCTACAGTCCCGTTGCCTACCCAGCCCTGCGCATCGCCGTAATCCTGAACATGCACCTCGTAGTCAACGCTATAGTGTTTTGCCACTTCGCCTTCAAGCCAGAATCTGACGGCTTCGATTCTTAAACCCTTGCCTTCGGTTCCTGCCATCTGGCCCGCTTCAACAGGATCCATCCAGCCGATGTTCTGTACATGCACCTGATACATCAGCTTGCCGTCGTAGCCTGTAATCGTCTTAAAGTCCACCGGATTGATGGTGAATGCTTCAAGCCGCTTCGACTGGCCTTCAGTACCAAGATAAAGCCATTCTGACTCATCTGCGTTCATGTCCCCGATATCCTGAACGTGGCATGTACCGCTCAGCTTGATTCTCCCACTCCACTTTGCATAAAGCGTAATGTCCTTTGTAACGGGAGAATCAAAATCGTAAGCTGATGTGCATGCTTGATCTGTGTACCAGCCGGCAAAGTCATAACCCGACGTCGTCTTATAATCGGGAGATTTATACGCTTTATAACCGGGAGATACATAAGAATAAAACCGTGTACCGGACCAAGTACCAGCAAGATAACCCAAAATTGTTTCAACACCGTTTGTATCGTATGTCACCCTGCACGCGCCCTTAAGGGTCACCTTTGACGTATCAATAGCAATCTTAAACGTCTGATCCGCATTTCCGTCGCCGTCCCAATCGAACTGATATTCGTAACTATACACCGGATTATTCGGATTAACTGTTTCATAACCATGTAAAGTAACATCAAAAGCGCGCTGCATAGAGTTACCATTTTGGTAAAAATAACACCTCCCCCAACCACTCCAGTCATCGCCAGATGAGCCATAGAAAACGTTGCATCTGTATTTGACATTACCAACATTTGCCGAGGTAATGAAATCAGGTGCTATGATAACTGCCTGTGCGTACCAAAAACAACCCACTGAATCCCACATTGCTGTATCGCCTGTTGAGAAAGTCACCGTGTTTCCCGATAGCGTCCCACCGTATGTATTGACTATTCTTCCCTGCGTTGCATCTGCCATTGACGTAAGCGGCAGCATGGTTAAAATCATTACGGTGCTGATGACCGCTGATATCATCTTTACCTTAAGCTGTTTTCCCGGCGCGCCGCGCGTCTCAGTCTCTCTGTTCGTAATCCTTCTGTTCATAAATTCTCCTTCCCTTTAGCTGCATGTTAAGCAAAACTTACGGTATAGTTTACGACTAAGACTATTAGAATTAAAGTCCAAAATAAAAATATTCTGTAATTTTAAGAACTTTTCAGACAATAGTTTACGATTGCGTGTATTGGTTAAAATTGATCCATCTGTTCCTGCGTCGCTTTTGCGGGCCAGTCGTAGTTGTCATTACTCATTTCTGAGTACATGTCATTGACCGTACCGATGGTGAGCAGGTCGAGCTCGGAAATAGAAAGCCCGATCTGCACGCAGCGGAGCAGGAACAGCGGAGTCGTCATTTCGCGTTCAGTTTCATGAGGTTTTTTTTAGACTCGACCTCGGTCTCCACATTCAGTCCCCACAGCGAGATGATCTGCGGCAGGATTTCATAAATGGAGAAGGTATTGAACTCATCAAGCCATTCCTCCGGAGTGTCCGGGATATCCGGATTCTTATGCTTGGCCATAAGCCAGGCGATATTTTCAAACAACTCCAGACTGAAGGTATCCAGATCCGATTCCTGCGGATTGGCTTCGTCGATGCCTTTCTGCAGCTGGTTCAGATCCTTGTAAATATCCCGGTGGAATTTGTTCCTGTATAAACGGGGAATGGCGGCAGAGGCGCGGAATTCGACCGGCTTGCCGTCAATCTCGATGGTTTTTGTAACTGCCATAGTAGCGCCTCCTTATGCTGTCTGCGAGCTGGTCTTGGAAGACGTCGTCGCAGTGGTACTGTTGCTTGTGCTGGTAGCGGCGGACGTAGTGGTGGTCTTATCCTGCGGCTCATAGACCTTGGTGTACCAGTTGTTGTAGGTTTCCTCGCTGGTGTTTGTACCGGTCTTGACCTTTACCAGCCCGCTCGGAAGCGGCGAAACGTAAGCGAGAGCTTCTCCGTCTTGACTTCCTTCTTGTCCTCTGTGGTATCGCCCTCCATCGAAGGTCTGGTCGCGCTGCAGTAATACAGGCAGTGGCGGATCTTCCTCTGGTCACCAGAGAACTCAAAGAGCAGAGCAAAATGCTCCGGTTCCACATCCTTGTTTTCCACCAGCACGCCATTGGCGTCCTCGGTTTCATGCAGGACATCCACAAGAAAGCTCTCCGGGATAAGCGCAAGCTCGAAGTCGCCGGAATAACCGTTATTGTTGCTGACCATGTAGTACACGGAATCATCTGCGTAGAACGGGTCATTATCGCCCTCCGCATCCAGTGAGAGGCTCACGGAGCCGGGCATACTGACAGGCGTCCCGAAGGTGACCTTGCCATCCTCGTCAATCGTGACAAGTGCGTAGTGACAGTTCTTAAGACCGAACTTCACTTTGTTTTTTCTGTTAGCCATAGTGGCATCCTCCTTTAAATCTCAGTTTGATAGAGCACTTCATACATCTTCTCGGATTCGATCCAGACCTCGGATTTCTCCCACGGGATTTCATGGGCGGTCAGGATATCCTCCAGTTTTTCTTCCAGTTCCGGGTCTTTCTTATCCGTGTAGAGTTCAAGATTCAGCTCATTGATTTTGAAATAGACGCTGATTGTCGGCGAACATGTTGTCGTGCCAGGGAAGAGGAAAATAAAAAAGGCGGGTCAGGAGACTCACCTTCAGCAAAATGGTCATAGGCAAATGGTAGACCGCTTTCAGTCAGCATTGTCATCACGTCTTCATATTTCATTTCAGTTTCCTTTCAATTGCATCGATCAGGTCCTTTTTACCCTTCTCCTCAGCCGGAGCGATGTGGGGCCGACCTTCCACGCGACCACCGCCGCGTTTCGCATGACCATGTTCCAACAAATGAGTGAGCTGATAGCGGTTCCTTGAGTGGACTATCATATCGATGCTGTTGGCGTTCTCGCTGATGCTCTTAATAGACCAGCTTTTCTTATATCGGCCGGTCAGGACGGGTGCAGATCCTTCAATATCCTTCTTGACCGATTTTGCAGTATCTTTGACCGCGTCCTTCATATCGTCTGTTGCGAGCTTGGCGTATTCTTCCAGCTCTTTCATAATGACATCGTCCATCTCATCAATTGAAACCTTCTGACTCATTTTTTCCCTCTCTCCAACTTGCAATTAAATACCAGACTGTTGTGTTTGTAAGCCATTGGATTCACGTAGGTGATGTTATAGATTTTCCCGGCCGTAAGAACACGGTACTTTGTAGATTCAACCGCGGCTGTTTCTGACGAATAACGCACAGTGAAATTCAAAGATTCCTCTGGATTAATCACAGCACCACTACTTTCAGAACCAGTGCTACTTCCCACCGTCGCCCAACAGGAAAAGTAATCTGTCCAGGCACTTGTATGGTTTCCGTATTGATCTGCTACTGTCTCGTTTTTCTGGATCTTGATTCGGACCCGGAGTTCTCCGATATTCATTCGTTTACTCCTTCCCGGACCGCAAACAGAATAGACCGAAGTGTCAGCGTCAATGCATGATGATCTGCTTCTTCCCGATGTTCGAAAAGATATGCCACTGTATAAAGCACAGCAATCTTCATCGTTTCACGAATGGAAAGAAGCTGGTCCTTTGTATAAAGCTCTGACTCTTTTGCATCAGAATTGATCACCATCCACTGCTCCTCTGAAAGTCTTCCCACATCCATGCACAGCCGTTCCGCCGATGATAAGAGGATGCCGATCGTGGCATCCTCATCGGACGTATCTACCCGAAGGTACTGCTTCACTTCCGAAAGTTCTATGAATGCCACGATCGTTTACCTCCTTCTTAATTAGGGCGTTGTTGTCGTACCGGTCTTCATCTGCAAAGCCTGAACCGCCTCCGGCAGAATCAGCTTGCCATCCACCCTCTGAGTGGAAATGAAACCGACCTGATCGGTGCGAGCATAGAGCTCATTGAGTCTCTTGAATGTCCTTGACTGACGATCTGCGACCCAGTAATAGCTGTAATCGCCAAAAAGCAGAGCCTTGGCACCGGCAACGATCGCAGGCATATATGCACTCGTTACAATCGGACGGCCAAGCAGTGTATTCGGCTTACCAACTTCCAGCGAAGGCTTCCAGATATAGTTATCGTTCTTGTCCTTCAGCGTCATGAGCTGGAGAAGCAGCGCCTCATTGCAGATGAACTGGGCATTCTTTCTGTAAGGAGACTTCAGTGCGTAATACAGCTGAAAGACCTCGTCAAATTTGACCGCTGTCTGAGTTGCTGTAGTAACTCCTACCGGAGCACCGCCCGTTTCGGCGAGAATGCCAAGTGGCTTGTTCTGACCATCACCGGTGAAGAACGCTTTCTCCTCAGCATTACCCATACGGACGCCAAAACGGCGAGCAATATAGGATGCCAGATCAAACGCGGAATCGTTCAGGAGCTCATTGCTGATCTTGATCATGGTGCCCATCTTATAGGCTCCAAGCGTTGTCTGGCCGAAGGTCGTATCAGCTTCCGGGATTTCCTCGCCTTCATCAATCCAGCTTGCTTCGCCGGAATCCTCCGCAATCGGAATCTTTCTGGTCCCAGAAGAAGTGCGGATAACAGTTGCGAGGCCCCTGAAGATGTTGTTCTCCTCCAGAGATTCAACAAGCTGGCGTTCAAATTCATCCGGCACGGTATAACCGCCCTTCGGATCTTCACCTACGGAAAGTGCATTCATAACCTCTGCATAATTGCCGCGATTACGGAGCATGTTCCAGAAGGCCTCACTGTACTCAGCTGTAGCAGTTGGAGCGTTTGTCTTCTTAGCGCCGGTTTTCGGGTCAGAATGCACCGGAAGGGAAGTGGGCGCTGCGAGTTTGGCATCCAAGTCCGCCTGATTCTCCAAGCGCTCGATTTCTTCACCGAGAGCTTTTACATCGGAAGCCATCTTGTTGTACTGCTCGACTGCGGATGCCTCAACGAGACCATTCTCGTTTCTGTGTTCCTCCAGGAATGCCTTTGTCTGCTCCCAGAGGGTGTTGCGCTTATTGCGTAAATCAATAATCTTACTCATGATATTTTTCCTCCTTAAAGGTATGAGTTATGAAAAACAGCTGGTTCCTTATTTCAGGAATTCCAGCTGTTTCTTCAAGATTTCATATGGCATGCTGCCATCTTCAGTTGTTCCGTTCAGTTTGATTACAGGAGAATGTTGCTCAGGTTCAGCTCTTGGCTTTGCCTTCTCACTGGTATCTCTTTCCCGGAGTTTATTTAGGATTGCCAGATCCATCATGCGGCTCGAATACATGTGTGCCTCTGCGCCGGGAATGATGACTTTTTTCTTCTTGTCTGGACCGTTCTCATCTGGGCCGTCCGGATCAGGGTTATCGGGATCTTCCTTGGGATCATCGGGATTTTCTTCTGGGTCCTCATCAGGCTTTTTCTTATCCTGGTACAGAATTTCATCTGCAAATCCAAGCTCGACGGCCTTTTTCGCATTCATCCATGTCTCGTTGCTCATAAGATCAGCGACCTTTTTACGGGAAAGGCCAGACTTCGCTGTATAAGCGTTGATAATGCTCTCCTTCACTTCATTCAGTGTCTCGATTGCCTTCTCCATGTCCTTGGCGTTGCCCATCGCAATTGTAGACGGGTCGTGAATCATAAGAAGTGCAGTCGGTGACATCTGAACCTGAGCTCCAGCCATCGCAACCACTGATGCAGCGGAGGCGGCGATGGACGCGATCTTGACGGTCACCGAACCGCCATAGTCTTTCAGCATTGTGTATATCTCTGCGGCTGCAAAGACATTGCCACCCGGACTGTTGACCCAGACCGTAACATCCCCATCTTCTGCTTCGAGTTCTTCTCTGAAGGCTTTCGGAGTGATCTCATCACCCCAGATAGAATCTTCGTCGATTGGGCCTTCCAATCGCAGGATTCTGCCTCCACTATCATCGTGAATCCAATTCCAAAATTTCTTCATCGTTTCCTCCTCGGAGGCCGTGCCTCCTTCGTTTTATTTTCTGTCTCTGGCTCGTCCTCCGGTGACTTTGTTCCTGCATTACCGTCACCTGCAAATTTGCCTGCATCTTCCAGTCGTACATACCCGCCATTCAGGTAGTAATCATCTCCACCTTTTTCGGCGGGAATCAGGTCCATATTTTCCAGGCGATGTACATCATTTGGTGAAAGGAACCCGTTGCTGATGCCGGTCGCATAGCCGCTCATACGGCTTTGGTAATCACCACGCAGAAGCCCATCTACATTGAACTTTGGAAAATAACGGTCCTGTTCTTCTTCCAACAGAAGATCTTTTTCAATCGCCTGCTCAATACGAACCAGCCAAGGTGTCAGAGTATGTACCACAAAATCAATACTCTGGTGTTCAATATTGGAGAATGTCGCATGGTCCAGGTCCTGCACCATGTGTGGAGGTACTCGGAAAATTCTACAAATCTCCTCAACCGAAAACTGCCGCACCGACAGGAACTGTGAATCTTCCGGAGGTAATGAAATCGGTTTGTAGGTCATGCCTTCTTCGAGCACCGCAACCTTATGTGCGTTGTTGGTACCTCCGTAGGTATCTGACCAGTTCTCACGAATCTTCTCGGGATTTTTTAGAACACCAGGATGCTCCAGTACCCCAGAAGGCTGTGCACCATTTCGGAAAAATGCAGACCCATATTTCTCAACCGCAAGTGTTGTACCGAGTGCGTTCTTCATCATGGCAATCGGCGAAAAGCCAACCAGACCATTAAAGCCAAGGCCCGGTACATGAAAGATCTCATCTCTTCTGAAATACAGATCCTTGTTCTGATCACCCGGAACCTCATTCGTATACGCATGATAAATGTAATAAATCTCACCATTCTCATCCCGGTCGACTTCTACGCAGCGATCCAGCGCCATGATCGATGCAACGATACCGTCGATCTTTTCCGGTGACTTTGCCTTGGTCGGCTTGATGTTATCAGCAGCATCCCGATCTACGACCACGTTCAGGGCCATCCACCGAAGGACCGGATTGCCACCGTGGATGATCTTTCCTTCCATCATCAGCTTGTAGAACTCCTTGGTAGGGGCGGACATATCTTTAAAGCCCTGTCCAAAGGGAACCATCGTCAAGCCGTCATCCTGCAGGTTGATGATGAGCTGGGTCGCATTCCACCTGTCGACCGCGATTTCCTTGATGTTGTAGATCTTGTAGAGATCCAGGATGAACTTCTCGATGAAGTTGTAGTCGATCACATTTCCTTCCGTCGCCTTCATGTATCCCTGCTTACCCAGACATCGTAGGGAACAGATGCCCTTCGCACCCGGATCGGAATGGTGTCCTCCGGTACCCAGAAGAACGGCAGGCAGATGTATTTCTCCATTCTCATCCTCGGCGGAAACATCAGAACCAGTGCGGTGATGTCGCCGGTGCTCGAAAGATCGAGTCCGCCGTAACACTCCCTTCCCTTCAAGACTGTCCAGATCAATCGGCTCATTGCCCTGATCAAAGACCTGCTCCGGAATGAAGGCGGTCGTTGAAGATACCCACATGTTGAGTCGGAGCTGCTTAAACACCGCCTCCTCCGCCGGATTTTCCATTGCCTCGTGGTAATGCTCCCGGACACGTTCAATGTCAATCGTCTGCCCGAGACTTGGATTTGCTTTGTACCAGTTCTTCTCATCGTGCCAATCCTCATCATCTTCCAAGTCCGTAGACGACTGGATAAAACGTATGATCCACACGCTGCCCGGAGAGGATGTCTTTTGCCTTCTGGTGCAGCTCGTAGCAGATCGATTCTTATCGGTTCCGGCGGTCGTAATCAGGAAATACAGCGGCTGCTCTCTGGCATCACCGGAGCCTTGGGTAAGAACGTCATATAGTTTCGTGTCGGTTGCGCATGAACCTCATCGAAGCACAAGACCAGAAACATTCAAACCATGTTTCGTTCCCACCTCTGCAGAAAGCACCTGGTAGAATCCGGCATTCGAGTAGTTCACAATTCGCTTGCTGGCTGCCATGATCTTGGAGCGCTTCAAAGCGCCGGTGTCATGTTTACCATCTGGTGGGCGACATCAAAAACGATCGATGCCTGCTGGCGATCTGCCGCAGCGCCATAGACTTCTGCAGATGGCTCGTTGTCTGCATACAGCAGATACAGGCAACTGCGGCAGCAAGCTCTGACTTTCCATTCTTCTTGCCAATCTCGATGTAGGCTGTCCGGAACTGCCGGTGCCATCGGGCTTTACGATTCCAAAGAGATCCCGGATGATCTGCTCCTGCCAAGGAAGGAGCCAGAAGCGTTTTCCGGCCCACTTGCCTTTGGTATGTTTCGGAGCATCTCGATAAACTTCACCGCCCGGTCCGCTTTCGCCGCATCATAGTGAGACGTTGGAAGCATGAACCGGGTCGGCTTGTAGTTTTTTAATTTCGGATAACCCTCATATCTTTCTGCCATTAGTCATCGCCTCCGAGTAAATCCTCCATCTCATCGACGACTCCGGATGCAGCGTTATCCGCAACAATCCTGGACCTTGATGCAGGTGTAAGACCAAACTGCTCGGCAAACGATTCATCACTTTCAAATATGTCTGTGCGATGCTAACCTGTGGAACCTGCTGCCAATAACCGGAAGGCGTCCGGACGATTGTCCCATGCTGTGTGATGAATTCCTCGGCTTCCTTCCATCTGGCATAGGCTTGACAGTATCCTGCAAAAGCCGCCATATCTACCTCTGTTAATATTCCAAGTGCCTCCATCTGCTTGGCCAGGCGTCGCCATTCCTTTTTTGCCTCCGGCTCCAGCCACTTCGGGCAGGAGGGAGCTTTCTTATCCGGCTTTGGCTCCGAATTATTCAGTGGCCGCTTACCGGGATTGCCTTCGAGCTTTTTGAGCGCGGTCGGCGTCGGCTTTCTTCCTCTGGTAGCCATAAGGCTCGCCTCCCTTCCTCATAAAATAAAAGACCGCCGAAGCGATCTCTATCAGAACGAGAGATAGAGCCGATTGGCCCTTCTCCCGGAATTATCATTTTTAGTGTTTCTCAGTTGTAATTTTGAAGCAGAATGCTGAGCGCCAGCTCTGCTTCTTTGCAGGTTGGTTTCAAATCCCACCCGCGGTCATAACTGCATACCGTATTGTCTTTGATCCGAATCTCCAACTTTGAAATCTTACCCTTGTTGATTCCATAAATCTCACTCGGTTCTTCGTAGTGCTTTATCCAGTAGTGGCAGGTCGTGTACTTGGCCTTGTCCTTCCCATCTGGAATTCCGATTGTTCCCTCGCTCCACATGTTTTAGGCCTCCTTTACCGTCATCTTGAAAGCCGGGATCAGGTCGCGTTCTTCTCTTCCGAAGTGTGTGTAGCGGTCGTTGATCTTAATAATTCCGTCCAGGCTGCAGCCAAGCTCTGTCAGTTTGTCGATCGTTGTGATCAGGCTTGAAAAAGTCGAGCTGATCGTAAACTCCTTGATTCCGTTCTCCTTGCAATCTTGAAGAATCGCTTCGATGTCCTCGTCCCAAATGACCTCTGCGAAATTTGGAAGATCGTTTCCGGCTTCCGTGCTCCAAAGGTAAGCCTGAACCAGGGTCCGGTTCATTTTGATCTTCTGCCAATCTTCCTTTGTCTTTGCGTTTTCAATAGCTTCAACTGTGTATTTCATGTTCTTGTCCTCCGTTTTCTGTGCTTTTGTTTTCCTCTTCGGTACTGTATTAATCACTCTACGGCGGATATATATCCAGTCATTTCTTGCAATAATCTGTACAATCTTTGCACCTTGAAACTGTGTTATTTACACTCTCCGGTCAGGATGAAGTGCACATATTCTTGCTTGTGTTCCTCCAGGAAAAGGACCAGGTCATAAAGATCTCTCTCATAAGCAATTCGCTGAACAGCAGGAACATCAAACATGTTGGTAAGGCCGGTACTACGGACCGTCAAAATCTGTTCTTTGACCGTATCACTCATGCCGCTTCGGATCTTTCTGCATGAATCTTCTCCATAAGCTACCGACAGACTGTTGCCATTGTCCCAGGCAACCATGATCGACCCAATGTCATCCACTCCTTGGACGGTACCGCAAGTGCCAATTGGCGGCGCCTGCAGATCATCCATCTTCATAAGCTCGACGCGTGTCCCAGCAGGGAAGTGCTCTCTTATGAGTTCCACAATCTCTTTACTCGGAAAGTTCGTCATCGCTTGTGCCTCCTTCGGCTGTGGCTGCTTCTTTTTCAGCTGCCCGTTTTGCTTTGGCTTTTTCCTTGGCCACTTCGACTTGATCCTGAGTCTTAAATGCTGCGTGGCCGGAAAGGTTCTGAAGAATAATTCTTCGTGTGGTCTTGAACTCGTCTCCAGTCATTCCCAGTCGTAGAAGCCATACTCTGCATGCATACTTTTCATTTGTGTCATCAACCTCTTTTGCCATGATCCGTTTCTGCTCGATGGCTGACTTATTCATGAAAGCTGCCAGATCCATAAAGGCTTTGAACTCTTCCGGGCTTGTCGCCATCGGGAATCCAGTAAAGCAAACTTTATCATCCGCAAAATCAATTCCTTCCAGTCCGTTTTCAATTGACGTGATTGTCTTGAGTGCCTTTTCCCTTGTTGCCGTGCTTTCCTGCTTTGCCAGGGCTTTCACCAGATCCTCGCTTGCTTTGAAATGACTGCCGATCGCCTTGTTGAGAAGGCCGGCCCTCGAAAAGATCAAGTTCATGAGGTTCCGGATACTTGTTCCAGTGTGTCCATCCAGCGAAAGTGCAATGGAAAGCTCAGTCGGGATTGTTCCGTTCAAGCAAGTTTCAGAATCATCTCCGGTTCCCGCATCGGAAGCGTCCGCCGTTTCCATCTTTGGCGTCTCAATCAATTCTTCGGCCGCCAGGGTATTTACAATCTCCATGTCTACTTTTTCTTCCTCCACTGTGATGCTTCCGTCCTTCTCAATGGTGTATTCGCCGACGGCGTAAGTGCAGCTCGGAACTCCATTGTAATGCGGCTTAACTCCAGTAAGCTCGCCGAGCCTCTTAACCAGTGCTTTTCTGTCTTCCGTCTTCTTTGTAAATCTCATCATGTTTTTTCCCTCCGTATGAGTGTTTTTGTTTACCTTTCGGTACTGTATTAATCACTCTACGTCGGAGATATATCCAGTCATTTCTGCAGAGATTTTAAAGATTGACACATGTGACAAACGGCCCTAAAAATACTAAGCACATTATTTTCATGCCTTACCATCAGCGGCGTCCACAGCAACCTCTTCATACTTCAGTTTCTGCCCGTTTCGGACAACATACACGTCCTTCGTGCTACCGCTCTCGTGCTCAATGTATCTCTTTACGATGACATCCACGAATTTCGGATCGAGCTCAATGCCTCTGCAAACGCGGTCCGTTTCCTGACAAGCAATGAGCGTGCTGCCAGACCCAAGGAACGGATCAAGCACAATCCCATTGGTAGCAGAGCTATTCTTAATCGGGTAGCTCATCAGAACTACCGGTTTCATGGTCGGATGGTCCTTGGAAGATCGCGGTTTATCGTATTCCCAGACCGTAGTCTGTTTCCGGTCGCTGTACCATTTATGCGTACCCTTTTGCTTCCAGCCGAATAGACAAGGCTCGTGTATCCACTGATACGGGCTGCGGCCCAAAACCAAACTATTCTTCTTCCAAATACAACAGCCGGAAAGATAGAATCCGGCATCCTGAAATGCCTTACGGAAATTTAGTCCTTCAGTATCCGCATGCCAGACATAGATGGAACCATCATCCGCCAGGTTTGCGTACATAGCCTTGTAGGAAGATAGCAGGAAATTATAGAAGTCCTGGTCGGCCATGTTATCATTCATGATCTTTCCGGCCGTCTCTTCAACATCAACGTTATATGGAGGATCCGTCAGAACCAGGTTTGCCTTCACACCATCCATAAGAGCCGTGTAGTTTTCTTCATTTGTCGAATCGCCGCAGAGCACTTTGTGCTTTCCCAGGAACCACATATCTCCAAGCTGACTCATCGTCGGCTCTTTCAGTTCCTGATCCACGTCGAAGTCGTCTTCCTTCACTTCTTTGTCATGGACCTTATTAAAAAGCTGTTCAATCTCAGGTGGCTCAAAGCCGGTCTTTCCAAGATCAAAATCACTGTTCTGGATGTCTGCAAGCAAGTCTGCCAGCATCGTCTCGTCCCAGGAACCAGTGATTTTATTGAGTGCAATGTTCAGAGCCTTCTCACGGACCTTGTCTACATCAACGACGGCACATGGCACCTCGGTATAGCCGAGGTCAATTGCCACGTTCAATCTCTGGTGACCGCCGATGATTGTCATGTCAGAATTGACGACCAGCGGATCTGCAAAACCGAACTCAGTTATAGAATCCTTAATCTTCTGGTATTCTTTATCGCCCGGCTTCAGCTTTTTCCTTGGATTGTATTCGGCCGGCTTCAGACTCATCACCGGCAGGACTTTCAGCTCTGCTGTTTTCATGTAAAATTTCCTCCTTCGCCTTCCGGCGCTGACTTCGTTTATTGAATGCCCACCTGCAGCGGTCTGAGCAAAAGCTCCTCGGCCGGCCGGTCTTGTTTTGCATCACTGGTTTCCCGCACTCCGGACAGAAGCATTTTGCGCAAGCGGCGATAAACTCTGATAAATCCTGCGAATCAAATTCCCGCTCCATAACTCCTCCTGTCCACGAAACACCTGCATGTCCACGAAATTCCGCGCGCACATAACGTGAAAAGGCCGCGGTGGATTTGTCGTCCATCACTGCCTTGACTAAGTGCTTCCAGTGTTCATTTCGCGGTCCAAAATATTCGTCTCTGCCTGATTTTAGGCGGTTTTCGTCCGGTCTCTTCCGGCGCCGGGTTCGCTGCCCAGTGTATATTTTGTGGGTACAGCCAGGTGACTGAACCCCCACCCTAACAATTTCGCGGATTTTAACGCAAGAGGGGGCGGCGGTCCCCGAGGCAAAACCTCGTAGAGATTTCACCCCGCCCCACCCGGTGAAAATCCACGCACCAGAATCAATAATGATACGTAGGAGTCTCGTCCTCGTTTCTTGTTTTCTGATCATGGCATCTCTTGCAGAGAGGCTGCCAGTTTGATCGGTCCCAGAAGAGTTTCTGATCTCCCCGGTGAGGAACGATGTGGTCTACAACCGTAGCCTTCACATACCTTGGCGGGTCCTTTGCCATGCAGCGAACGCAGAGTGGATGTGCTTGCAGGTACCGTTTGCTCTCCCGTTCCCACTGGCTGTTGTACCCACGCTTCGCGGAAGGACGTGCCTCCTCTGGGTGCAGCGGTTTGTGTGCTTCACAGTATTTCTGTCCTGGCGGTACCAGTGCACTGCAGCCTGGATGCCGACAGGGAACGTTTGGTCTATACGGCATCAGCGCCTCCTTCCACAAAGAAAGCCCCAGGTACCATAGCACCCGGAGCTCATCTTCAAATCTTGCTGACTATACCATATCATAAGTGCCACCCGGACAATTGCGGACATTTCCGGCGCACTCATATAACAGTCGGGTTTTCTGGTACGATCACATGGGCCAACGCTCTATTGTGCCACCTGCGAATGGTACGCTCGTCCGCATACAGCTCGTCACCGATCCTTGCCCACGTGTAATTTTTGATATAGCGGTAGGTAAGGACAAGCCGTTCATCCATGTTCTCGACTTCGGCAATCGCGCCCTGAATCTCATTTTTCAATTTCAGAAGCAGATCCAGTTCTTCATTTACCTTCTGCTCGTATTCCCAGACTCGCTCCAGAGTCTTCACGAATGCGGCTTCGGTTGGACGATTGGGATTGTAGTGTTCTTCAAATCCCGGACTACCAACATCTCCGGCAAGTGACTGTAATGTTGCAATTTCTTCTCGGTCCAGTTTGATTCGCTGTTCCAGGCGGTATGCCTGATTCAAATATGCCTTTGGCGTCATTTGCTCACCTCTTCTCTTAATCTCCGGATCAAATAATCCGGGTCTACCGAAGTGAGCATGCTGTACCAACCTGAATGAAAGAAACGCTCCAGATCCATTGCCTCTTGCATGGCTATTTTGTTATTGTGCTTTCGTTTCAACTTTTTAAGGGCTGCAATATAGTCCTTTGCCGCTTCCGAAACGATCACATTGGCAAGATTCTCATAAGGATCACCATCAGTTCTATTTTGCATATGCTTTCCTCCGGTACTTTGTTTTGTTCCCCTCGGATTGGCATAGATTGACTCGGCCCGTCTGGGCTCATTTACAGTTCGGCCTTCACAGCTTCAATCAAGGCATTCTGGCCCTTCTCCTTGTGAGAGATTGCTTCCAGAATTCTTTCATCGATTGTTCCGGCTGTTACAATGTGCTGTACCACAACGGCCACTGCCTGCTGGCCTTGTCTCCACAGTCTGGCATTGGTCTGTTCATATAATTCAAGAGACCATGTAAGTCCAAACCACACGATCACGTTTCCGCCCTGCTGAAGATTTAGGCCGTGGCCTGCAGACGCCGGATGTATCAGTCCGACCTGGTATTTGCCTTCATTCCAGCTGCGGATGCTCTCTTCGGAAGATATCCGGCTATAGCTGACCTTCAGCTGATCCAGTCGCTTAATGATCCGGGCCAGGTCGTGCTTATACCAGTAGCAAAGAAGAAGTGGCCCCTGTGCTGCTTCAATCAAATCCTCTAAGGCATCCAGTTTCCTGTCATGAATGTGAACCACTTCGCCGTTATCAGAATAGACTGCTCCATTTGCCATCTGACAAAGCTTTCCGGAAAGAGCTGCCGCATTTGCTGCAGTGATATCATCCTCATCCTGGTAGGGAAGAATCAGGTCATGCTTCATTGATTCGTACTTGGTGCTCTCGTCCTCATCCATGTAAACCGGATACCGCTCTGATAATAGTTCCGGCATTTTCAGATGATCCATTGCCTTCATAGATATTGTGATATCCGAGATTTTGCTATAAATCCTGTCTTCCGCTCCTGGAAGAAGTTTATACGAATACACGATTTGACCGTTCATCTTATCCGGCATGAAATATCCTGTTCGGTATTGTGTAATGAAACGGCCAAGTCTCTGTCCCATATCCAAACACTTAAACTCTGCAAACAAGTCCATCAGTGAGTTCGGAGCCGGTGTTCCTGTGAGTCCAACGACCCTCTTGACCTTTGGCCGGACCTTCATGAAAGCCCGAAACCGCTTTGACTGCCAGCTCTTAAACGAAGAAAGCTCATCCAGAACCACCATGTCATATTCAAATGGTATCTTTGACTTTTCAATCAGCCATTGCAGGTTTTCTCGATTGATAATTGTGATATCTGCATTCTGCTTGAGGGCATCCATACGCTCTTTCTCTGATCCGACAGCTACCGCAAATGATAGATTCTGCAGGTGATCCCATTTTGTGATTTCATCCTTCCAAGTAACCTTCGCTACCCGAAGCGGTGCTACGATGAGAACCTTACTAACTTCAAAGCGGTCATACAGAAGTTCTTCAATCGCTGTCAATGTGATCACCGTCTTGCCCGCTCCTAAAAATAGGATCACAGCGCTGATCGGGTGCTGCAAAATGAAGTCGGTCGCAAACTTCTGATAATCATGCGGCTTATATTCCTGTTTCTCGTATTCCATCCAAAATTCCTCCGATTTGCTTCTCATTGTCCAAGACATAAACCTGAAAGCCCAGACGCCGAAGCTGCTCATGTCTATGAAGTTGCAGTGGCCGTGGTACTTTGCCTGGCGCCTTCACTTCCACAAAGCAGGCCTTTCCATCCGGAAATAGGCAGATCCTGTCGGGCCAGCCTGAACTGCCAGAAGTCCACTTTTCACACAATCCTCCATGCAGCCGGACCTCACTTCGTAACTGCTGCTCGATATTTTTTTCTCTCATACCTGCCTCCCATCATGAATTTCAAAAAGTGCAGGTCGTGATGGTCGCCCCTAAAAACCCCTATATAAGATTTTTTATATAATTCTCTCTATAGCGACTTTTATATATAGACATTCACGACCTTCACTTTTACTGTTTTTATTTTCTGAAACACTTTTCTATTGACCTTCACGACCTGCATCAATGACAAAAATTAACAAACACTTCTGCGATTGACCTACACGCACTGCACCTTAGGAAAGAAAATCCTGACCGTCCTTCAGCTTCAGACCCAACACCAGAACTCCTTTATTTGTCTTTGTTTTAGAAAAACCTGCCTTGGCCATAGCGCCATAGAAGTCTGTTGTGCTGCGGATGTATTCTCCGGACAATGTGCAGTAAGCCCGGTATGACTGATACAGCTCTCCTGATTTTTCTTTTAATCCTTGCCCTGTCTCGCAATACTCGTCTATAAACTGTCCAAGCCAGTCGTTATCCTCGCGGTAAGCTTCAACCGCATCTTTCACAATCTGCGGTTCCTCAATTCTGAAATCCTCTGCTATCGCCTTCATGGCGCCTTCGATAATCCAGCTCATGATATAGGGCCCGGCCTTAGCAAACAGGTAGTCAGCATAATTCTTGATATCAGACTTCCCGGTAATCTTTGCATTGAATGGAATAACCACCAGCCTGCGCCAGATCCCATCGTCATTCGCACCAACCTTCGGCAGGTGATTGGTATAAAGGACCAGAGTATGTGATGGCACGAACGCGAACGGATCCTTATACTTTTTCTCTGCCTGAATCTCGTCGGTCGAGCAGAGCTGCTTTACTGTAGCTGTGTTCAGGCGCATGCCTTCCTCCATCTCGGACGCAATGATGAGACGCTTGCCCTTGAGCTCCGCCATTTCCGGTTTCACATTTCTCTTACAATTCATGGTCAGCGCTTCCGCCGAAATCTTGCCGGCATAATTTCCCATAACGCGATAAACTGTATTCCAGAAAGTCGACTTTCCATTGGCACCTCCGCCATAAGCAATGATCATGTGCTCCTGATAAACCTTTCCAACTGCAGCAACACCGACCGTCTTCTGAACGTAGTCAATCAGGTCGCGGTCGCCACAGAAGAAGAGGTTCAATGCGTCCTCCCAGAGCTGTCTTCCGTCCTGACCGGGCGACTTCTCTGTGATCTTCGTAATCAGATCCTGCGGATCGTGCGGCTGCTCTCCCGCCAACCCCTTTGACATATCAAAAGTTGCATACGGTGTATTGATGAGAAACGGGTCCTTATCAAGCTCACTCACATTGATGGAGAGCATCGGCTTAGCCGCATTCTGGAAATTGACAAGGTTCCGGTAGTTCCTGCATTTCATGACAAACTTCAAATAAGTCTGGGCCCCAATCAAACGGAACAGGATCTTCATCAACTTGTCCGTGCTGCATGCTTTCTCCAGGGCCTTTCCACCATCACGGACAATATTCTTATCAATACCAGCAGCCTCAAGCATATCTTCCGCTGACTGCACTGCGTCTTTTGCATCCTGTAGCTGCAGATCCAGGAACTCCTCTGCGGCACCGACTGCCATCTGTTTATCTTCACGCCAACAGTCACCATCGAAACGAAGGTAATCCGTCGCACTGGTGTACTTAAGCTCCTCGCCATATTCCCTGGCAAGAATCTTTGCTTCTCCAATGTCGGAGTAGTCTTCCGGCTTTAATGATGTAGAGGCAAACTCCTCGTTATACTGATCCGGTGGTACATAGCCTTCCTGGGTAGCGACTTTCTTATTGAAGAAACGAACGGCACTGTTCCAGATGGTATCAAGCTCTTCTGCATCAAGTGGCGGATCACATTTCTTTGAATGCTCCAGATAGACTTCCTTTGCTTTGTCTGTATCGCCGTAACGCTTTAAGACCCTACCTGCAAAGAGGCTCATGGTCTTGTTCCGGCTTCCTTCTTGAATGACTCCGCTGCTTGTTTCTTGACCTTCCGAGTTGTTCCCGTAATCCTCCGCTTCCAGCAGATCATCCATATTCAGCCAGCCTTCATGCCAGTAAATCTCATCCGGCAATACTTTATTTCCAAATAGAAATCTGGCAGCATCCAGTGCATTATCATCAAAAAACGGGAATTTCTTCTGCACCGCCTTTTTCATATCCCCATACTGATCCGGGTTTGTAAACTCACTGACCTCGGCCAACAGATGGAACCTGGGCCTCGGAGATTTGCTCTCTTTCCAGTCATTGTTATGGCGGCTCGGTGTTGTAGCAAACGAGATGTCCGAGAGGATTCCTTCTCCCAAGCTCTCGGGCGTAATCCAGTCGTCAGGATTATCTGAATGATCGTTGTCACAGTCCCAGACACCGAGCGAGGACTTTATGAAGTTATCCTTGCTGCGATAATCATTCTTATAGTTAGCGCAGACGTGGTCATTTGAGACAGCGTCCGCAAGCTGCGTTGGATCACGTGCCACAACCTTATTCGGATAGCTGCAGTTTCCCGCATCTCCTGCGCAGTTCGCAGTGAATAATTCAAATTGCATGTCGCGTCTCCTCCTTAAAATTCTCCGAAAAATATCGGATCTTCATGCCAAGTTTCCTGGCCTGGTCGATCTCTGCCTGCATGCCACTCGTGATGTTTTCTCCAAAGATCCAGAGTTCATCGCAGCGGCGAAGAAACACCATATCCATATAAAGTGCCTGCCCGCGTTCGCTGTCTTCCTTCATATACATAGGAAGAAGCAGATGTGGTGCAAATGGAATCGCGCCCGCATCAACCGCGTACCTGCTGTAGCGCTTTGCGTTCTCTGTCCCTGCAATGCGGTCTCCTGAAAATGGTGAACAGATGTAAACGACCGGACGGTCCGTATTTAAAAATTCCATTCATTTCACCTCGCTTTCAAAATGTCGAAGGACAATTCCTTCTAATTTTCTAAGGAGGCTTTCTTTCCGTTTTTCCGGCCCCTTCAAAGAAAAAAGCAAAAAAAATATATCCGAGCCTGAATCGCTTCCTTTTTATAAGCGAAACAAGGCCCGGATATTTTTTTGCAGATCGGCCGGAAAAGTATATCTTGCCAGCCCTTAGGAAGTTAGGAAACAGCGAAGCAGTCCTCCGGAAAAGAAAAAAATTGTAGAAGCCCGGAAAAAGCTCTCGCAGAACCCCTTAGGAAGTTAGGAAGGCAATAAAGGCCTTTCGGAAAGCGAGGTCAAAAGATGAATACAGCAACAAAAGACGTAGCCGGCCTGGCAGACAAAACCGATGAAGAGCTGATTGACACGCTGATCGCTATCAGCGTCGTAGCCAAGAGGCTGGCAGACAACCTGAGACAACAGATTCAGACAAAGGAGACTAAATAACATGAATGAGAAGAAAGATTTATCCGCAATTTTTGACGAAATCATCACAAACGGTGACGAAATCATTAAATCCGGTAAGAGCATTCTTACCTGTGCCGAAGTGGTAATCAAAGCACTTAAGGAAATGAAAGCACTCTGCACCACTACAACCGAACCGGCGCTTTCCGAAAAGCCAAAACCGGCATCACTCCCTGATAAGGAAACAACGGCGATGGAGTACACCTTCGCAGACGTCCGCGGCATTATGGCCGGTCTTGCTGGCAAAGGAAAAAAGGCCGAAGCCAGAGCGCTTCTTCAGAAATACGGTGTAAGTCGCTTAAGTGATCTGGATGAGAAAAACTATGCAGCTATAGCTGAGGAAGCAAAGGTGATCGCGAATGGCTAAGCACGCATTTCTCTCCGCTTCCGCATCACACAGGTGGCTGAACTGCCCGCCTTCCGCAAAGCTCTGCGAGAGCATCCCGGATCAGAGCAGTCCCTACGCCCAGGAAGGTACCGACTGTCATGAACTCTGTGCCTACCTGGTAGAAAAAACGCTGGGGCACGATGTGCGGGACCCCACTGAGGGATTGTCATTCTACAGCGCAGAAATGCAGAACTGCGCAGAGGAATATTGCGAGTACGTTTTGCAGCAGTTGGAAGCAGCAAAGCAGTACTGCCCCGACCCGATGATATTCATCGAGCAGAAGCTGGATTTTTCCCACTGGGTTGAGAACGGATTCGGCACTGGCGACTGTGTCATTCTGGCAGACAAGGTTCTGCAGATCATTGATTACAAACATGGTCTCGGTGTCCTGGTGGAAGCAGAAAACAACAGTCAGATGATGTGTTATGCGCTCGGAGCCCTGGAAGCCTTCGGTGATCTCTATGACATCGACCAGATAACCATGACAATTTTCCAGCCAAGGCGTGACAACATCTCAACCTGGAGCATCAGCAAATCAGACCTCTTAAATTGGGCTGACACGGTGCTTTCTCCCACAGCAAAGCTGGCCTACGAGGGTAAGGGCGAATTTAAAGCCGGTGATCACTGTCAGTTCTGCAAAGTGAAAGCAACCTGCCGCAAGCGTGCTGAATACAACCTGGAACTGGCACAGTATGACTTCGTAATGCCAGACACCCTGGATGAACTTGAGATCGCATCAATTCTCAGTAAGGTAGATCAGCTGATTGCATGGGGCAATGACATCAAGGATTATGCTCTTACAAAAGCACAATCCGGCACACATTTTGAAGGCTGGAAAGTTGTCGAAGGCAGGTCTAACCGAAAATACACCGACGAGGCTACTGTAGCAACGGCCGTCAAGAACGCCGGCTACGATCCTTACGAGCAGAAACTTCTCGGCATTACCGCAATGAGCACTCTACTTGGAAAGACACAATTTGAAGAGCTCCTGGGTGGGCTCATATACAAACCGCCCGGAAAGCCAGCACTTGTTCCGGAATCTGACAAGAGACCGGCAGTGAATACAGCAGCAGATGATTTTAATGACAATGGAGGAAAAGAAAATGTCTAATAAGATTCAGAACCCGACGAAAGTTATCACAGGCGTAAACACTCGTTTCAGCTATGCAAATGTATGGGACCCCAAGTCCATCAATGGCGGCAGCCCGAAGTACAGCGTTTCACTCATCATCCCGAAGTCCGATACGATTACCCTGAATAAGATTCAAGCCGCTATCCAGGCAGCTTACGAAGAAGGCGAGTCCAAGCTTAAGGGAAATGGAAAGGTCGTACCTGCACTCGATACCATCAAGACTCCGCTTCGCGACGGTGACAAGGAACGTCCTGGCGATCCTGCCTATGAGAACAGCTATTTCATCAATGCGAATTCCGGTACCGCGCCTGGAATCGTAGATGCAGACCGTAACCCGATCCTTGACAGGTCCGAGATTTACAGTGGTGTCTACGGCAGAGCCAGCATTAACCTCTACGCTTTCAACAGTAATGGCAACCGCGGTATTGCCTGCGGCCTGAACAATCTTCAGAAGATCCGCGATGGTGAACCTCTCGGCGGCAAGTCCAGAGCTGAGGATGACTTTGATACCGATACTGACGACGACTTTTTAAGCTAATAGGAGGTGCCACATGCAAGAAGTATATCAGCAGGTACTCGTGACCTGCACGACAATCAATGTGATCATCTGCATCGGAACTCTGTTCGGTTGGATTTCGATAAAGATCAGCGATCACAGAGAAAAAAAGCGCAAAGAACGTGAGAAACAGAAGCTTGCGGAGCAGTCCGCAAAAGAGCAGTAAACGAAGACCTGGTACGGGCGGAGGTATCCTCCGTCCGTATCTTTAATTAAGGATGGTGACAATATTGGAAAAAATAAGAACTCTCTCGCTGGATCTTGAAACCTACAGTGACGTGGATCTCGCCAAGGCAGGCGTCTACAAATATGCCGAATCTCCTAATTTTGAAATCTTACTTCTGGGCGCTTCTATTAATAATGGCCCGATTGACGTATATGACCTTGCTTCCGGTGATACGATCCCGGATGAACTTATCGCCGCAATCGCAGACGACAATGTGATCAAATGGAGCTTCAATGCTTCCTTCGAACGCATCTGCTTGTCTGCCTGGCTGCTCCGGCATTACCCGATGTATCTTGATAACACGGATAATGGATTCACGCCCTGCCGGTATAGCATTCCAGAGGATACAGTCGGCAACTATTTAAATCCCGTCTCCTGGCGCTGCAGCATGGTTCTGGCAGCATATAACGGATTGCCTCAGTCCCTCGAACAGGTCGGTGCGATCCTTGGTCTTGACCAGCAGAAACTCAAAGAAGGGAAGGACCTGATCCGCTTTTTCTGTGTTCCGTGCAAGCCTACAAAAGCGAACAACGGCAGGACTCGCAATCTTCCAGAGCACGCTCCTGATAAATGGGGCCTCTTCAAATTTTATAATCAGCGCGATGTCGAAGTTGAAATGCAGATCCATAAACGCCTGCAAAACTATCCGGTGCCGGACATTGTTTGGAATGAGTACCACATATCCGAAGAGATCAACGACCGCGGTATCCTAATCGACCGGCAGCTTGTTGATAACGCCATCCGAATGAGCGAGACTACCCAGGAACATCTGTCTGAGAAAATGAAGAATAAGACCGGTCTGGATAACCCAAACTCCGTCACACAGCTTAAAGGCTGGCTTTCGGATAACGATGTAGAAACCGACAGTCTCGGTAAGAAAGACGTCGCCAAACTGATACCAGAAGCCCCCGATGAGGTAGCCGAAGTTCTGCGTCTCCGTCAGCAGTCTTCAAAGAGTTCAATTAAAAAATATGTTGCGATGGATACTGCCGCCTGCAACGATAACCGTTGCCGTGGTATGTTTCGCTTCTATGGTGCAAACCGTACCGGTCGCTTTGCCGGCCGCATTGTACAGTTACAAAATCTCTATCGGAATTCCATGCCAGATCTTTCTGAAGCACGTGAGCTTGTCCGTCAGGGCGACTATGAAGCGCTAAATATGCTTTATGACAATATCCCCGACGTGCTCAGTCAGCTAATCCGGACCAGCTTCATTCCAAAACTCGGATATAAATATGTGGTATCCGACTTCTCCGCAATCGAGGCCAGGGTGCTGTCCTTCCTGGCCGGCGAACAGTGGCGGATGAATGTCTTTGCCAACAACGGTGACATTTATTGTGAGAGCGCGTCGCACATGTTTGGTGTCCCGGTCGTCAAGCACGGCACCAACGGCGAGCTCCGGCAAAAAGGCAAGATCGCAGAACTCGCGCTCGGCTACGGTGGCAGCGTAGGTGCCCTGAAAGCAATGGGTGCCATTGACATGGGCCTTTCCGAAGATGAGCTGCCAGGCCTGGTGGAGTCCTGGCGAAACTCAAACCCCAATATTGTCCAATACTGGTGGGACATCGACAATGCTGCAAAGACAACCATCAAGCAGCGCATCACAACAAAGGTTGGCTTAGTAGCCTTTCACTGGAAAAGCGGCATGCTCTTTGCCGAACTACCATCCGGTAGGCACTTATCATACGTAAAACCCAGGATCGGTGAGAATCAGTTCGGCGGCGAAAGCATCACCTATATGGGAAACGACAGCACCAAGCACTGGTCCCGGATTGAAAGTTATGGTCCCAAAATCGTGGAGAATCTGGTTCAGGCTATCAGCCGTGATATCCTATGCTACAGCATGCAAACCCTATCCCACTGTTTTATTGTTGGGCATGTGCATGATGAACTGATCATCGAATGCAGTCCAGACATGGACTACCACGTAATCTGTGAACAGATGGGAAGAACTCCTTCCTGGATACCTGGTTTGCTGCTCCGGGCCGATGGATACGAATGTGATTTTTATCAGAAAGACTGAATGCAAAAGCGGCACGGTCGCTCTCGCAAGAGAGTTTCCGTGCCGCTCTTTTTATTGCTTATGCTTCACCTTAGCGATCTCTGTACCAGATTTTCTTTGCGATCATCTGCGCTTTTTTAACGTAAGCGTATGCCTGGGTTTTCTCTTTACCAAGATCAACTTTATCAAGAATCTCGCCCTTGTTATAACCCTGGGCCAGCAGACTGATGATACGTCCATACATCGGGTCCTGTTTATTCAACTCTCCGAGCAACATTTCAAATGCCATCTCCAGAAACGCATTGTCCTCGTTTTCTGTCGTGCCAGTTGGATCATAGCCTTTCCTGTCATCATCTTCGGCAGCATCAAGCATGTCCTCGATTGAATCAAGCTCATCCCACTCTGTCTTCTGATACTTTTTCAGATACCGGGTCGTCTGAGCTTTGAAATAGGCCATTGACGACTCCATTTCATCTACGTTAATTGGAATAAAAGCGACCGGAACAGTCCTGCCATGCTTGTAGTGCCAGGTCTCGATGTTTTTCCAATCCAGACCGAGTGTCTTCAGGTATGGTTTGAAATCGTCGTCGACGACCACTGGTGCCAGAACCTCGCCCTCACGAAGAGGAGCGTTGTTGAACGGGTGACGATTGCTAAAGTCTGAATAATAATTATCTTTCTCTGCCATTTCAGCTTGCCTCCGTAGATTTCCACGGAGGAGCCTTTCCGGCAGCTCTTGCTCAGATTTGTACTGACCATCGAAACATCCTCCGTCTCGTTGGCCAGCCGCTCATCAATCTGGCTGTTCACTTTTACGTTGCTCGCTGAGGCCCGATGAACGGTACCGGACGTCTCCGGTGGGCCCTCAGCGATAGGCATAAAAGTTGATGTTCAAATAAACGCGAATACTCTGCACAACATCCTTTACGAGCGGCCAACTCGATCCGGCGCCGGCAGATTTTCATTAGCAGGGAAGACCCTGCCCGGTTTTCTAAGATGAATCGAAATACATACATATTTACCTCCCTAAGATTGACTCTGATTGACTGTTTCTAAGCGTATTAAACCTCAGGGAGGGGCATCAGATATGGGAACTGAAAGTTCCGAATTTAAAAGCAAAAAAAGCCGGAGATACTGACAACACATTCCTGTGTCATCGATATCTCCGGCTCTAAGTGCCTCAGTTATTACTGGGTCTACGCTCGGTAGCTCACTCGTGCTTTATCAAATTTTTCAACTGATTGGCCTCACCTTCAAGTGTTTCATAAGGTATGAGAAATGGCATATGACCTTTGCCATTCTTAAACTCACACTGTATTGAATTATCGCTTAGAAGGACAAGCGCACATCCCTGCTTTCCATCACTGTTAACAATTCGCCTGCGGTCAATCTCCTTTACCTGGCTATCCATATGCTCACCTCACTTGTACGCTTAAAAGGGAAGCGATTTCGTCTCGGCCATTGCTTCTGACTCTGAATAACCCATATCAAGTAATATTTCAAACTCAGCCTCTTTCCTGAGTCCTCCAATGTATCTGCAAAGCACCATCTCCTTGCGGTTGGATACCTTAACATCTAACAGACAATCCCTAATAATATTGAGCTTGCGCTCGGATTCAGTATCATCTTTGCAACCTACAAAGTTAGGAGATGCAGTATGGATATTATTGTCCTGAAGTGTCTTTCTGTACGGCTGGTTACGCTGCTTGCTATCCACACCTGTCAGCGCATCAAGCACTTTGTCGGCCAATATCGACTCTTCTACGAGCATTGTTCTCGGCGGATATTCCTCCCACGGATGAGTTCCAATTCCAAGTCCACGATCATTACGAATGCTCATAATAAGCGTACGGTAAAGATATTTAATAATGATCTGTTGCCACTCCCACCGAATAATCCTCGGGCATATAGCTTGAGAAGTATGAATCCAGCTTCTTTGACTCCAGCTCATAGGCATCGTCCAAATCGCTACGCAACCTATAATTATCTCCGGTCATCACCCTGCCATGATTCTCTGCAATTAAGTTATCCGTTGTATATACAGTCTCCCCGACTCCCAATTCATACTTAGGTATCCCTTTAAGTAACTTAAGTACTAAACTCTTTGCTTCAAAACCATGTTCCTGCATAACGTGCTTGAACCCTTCTCTTGATTCCTTACTTTCATTGAATGCCTCAGACATTTTGTTCTCAATAGCCGCAAGAAACATCTCTTCGGGAAGAGTTTTTGTTTTCTTGGACATTGGTGGAAATACGATACAGTGGGCTGCAGGATCGCATACGTCAAGATCTGTCGAAATAATGCTGCCCTTTAAGTCATCAAAAAGGTCATTATAGACATGCATATCTTCCGAAGCGGCTTCACCTGCTTCAATGTAGTCCTCCTGAGTAAAGATCACGTCCTGGGATTTGTAGAGAAAGCCAACTTTGCTGACGGCAACATCTGCCTTTATTTCGTCTACAATCCTACGAATAGTCTGTGCTTCTTCTTTATTATCAGATTTAAGTACAAAGAGATATAGATCTGACTTTGCGACGTGCGCTGCGACAACGCTGCCAGCAACACCAGGTGTATCTATTACCTCAAGACAGCCAAGGCCGAATTCCCTCAACACCTTTGTTGTAAATTCACTCGGCCGCTGGAATGTATCAATGTAGGTGTTAGTTGCTCTTCTTCCAGAATAAGCCTCTTCGACTTTTCTGATGTCCTTCACTACAGTCTCAATCTGTCTCATGCTATCAAGGTCATCCTGCTGAAATCCCTTGTCAACAAGTGCGGCTACGGCTTCCTTCGTCTGCTTCACAAGATCGCTTTTTTCGGCGTCCTCAGGTTTATACACTGAGTTGAAGTCGCTATGAAAAACATACTCTTCTTTCGAGAAGTAATCTGATATCTTTACATATACAGGGCAAACAGTTTTATCATCCGAGTTCGATGTAAAAAGCTTCCAAAAGCCTTCACGATCCTGTACAAGCAACCCTATAATATAGGACTTCCCTACACGGGGTCTTCCGACAATTGCAATCCTCTTTCTTGAAAGATTCCCTGTTGCTATGACATCATATCCGAATTTATCCCTCAGGTAATCCATAACATCCGCTGTTCTCCACAGCGGAACTGATGTATCCTGAAAAGGAAGCGGAAACTTGTCCTTATCATCTCGCTTTCTCCAATTTGAGATCACGCTCGGCGATTTACCGCAAAAATCAGCGATATCCTTGATGCCCATGACATCTTTGTTTAATACAGCCAT